CGTACGAACTACTGGAACCTTGCTCGTTGCATTGATCGTTTCTGGCGCTGTGGCAATCTGCCCACCAGTGCTTTCTACTCTTGGCGTATTGAGCAGTTCCTTAATTCGTGCTCGCGTCAGCGGGCTATTTGATGTCTGTGCAGCAGGTGATCCAGCACCTCCAGAGACATTTACCTTAGATGGGGAAGTCGCAATCGTGCCGCGAGTAGTCGTTCTGTTTGGCGTCTGCTTGGCTGGCTTACCTGCACCGCCGCTTACATTGTTTCCATTGAAGTATTCTGAAGCCGCTCGAAGTCGGTCAAGTGCATCAACCACTCGGCTCTTCTTTGGTGCAGCATCTGTTGGCAGAGGATTCTGGTTTGGCTTGCTAAAGAGCGATTCTTTTTCGCTGCCAGCAGCACCCTTGAGTCCAGCAGCGAATGCAGCACCAGCGTCAACGCTTGGCTTGCTTGTTGCAGTAAGACCAGCAGGAGTTGCGCTGATCGGCTTGCCCTTTAGTTGTGGGAGATTTGGCTGACCGCCAGTAAGGTTTGTTCTAATTGGAGCAGCAGTAGATGCTGGGGAAATAGCGTTATTACCCTTGGCAATATTTCGTGCCTTGGCATTGGCGGTACCAATGGAGGCAATTTGCTCAGGCGTGGCGATATCGGGGTCAGTCGTGTACTGCGCTGGAATCGCTCGCGTTCCCTGAAACGCTGCTGGGATCTTTCGTACTTTATCAGCCATCAGTCACTTGCTCCAAAATAGGCGAACGTTGGGTTCTCAACCGCACGCTCTGGGTTTCGTAGTGCATGGCGTACCGCAATTGCGAGTGCCATCACTGCATCCTGTTCGAGTTTCTTGTCTTCTAATTTGTACATCAGAAGTTGTCGGCGAAGTTCGTCCCATATGCCGCCTGCTGGGAATTCAATCTGACCCTTGTCAATGACTGCCTTGAGATCATTGAGAAGTTCAACTTTCTTTGCCTTAGTACCACCGAAATCAAAACCTCGGAGCGGCTTGATCATGCTGAACTCTTGCTGAAATAGTCGACCACCTAAACCAGTGGAATCGACGATGGTGGTGCAGTAGGCTCCTTCTTGCTGATACAGCAGATGCCCTTCTCGAACCATATTCACAACTGACGAGATGCTCTGTTTCCCGCCGCGTTTGCGAACTCGTACTCCCCTTAGTTTACCACGAGTTGAGATGTCAAGTGTAATCGCCCAGGTTGCATCATGTGAAATCCCTGGATCGACACCCTGAACATACTTTCCACGTCTGGCTGGAGGTGTTTCCTCTTCGATATCCCTAAAGCACGCGATCACCGATTGTGACCAGAAGAAGGCGTTTCGTGCCTCGATGAAGTAACCGTCAATGTTTTGTGGGATCAGGTATTCAGCCTGCTGCTTGACGACGTCATCGAAGTTTCCCTGAGTCAGACCGTATCCGACATTGTCCCTTGTTGAAAGCCTGAACGAGATGAACTTCTCTTCTCGCATTGGGTTCTCTGGATCTCCTCGATGCCAGAGTTCCGCGTAGTCGTTAATGCCCTCGGTTGGCGTTCCAACGAAATGGAGCGGTCCGCCAGTTGAGAGTCGTCGTAGGTTTAGAACCTCTTGATAGATCATCAACAAATGAGGCTCGAAGGCTGCCTCGTCAAACGAGATGCCGTTCATGTCCTTGCCAAGCAAAGCCTTTGCTTTATCTTGCGTAGTACGGAAATGGATGTTTGCCCCGCCAAGCATTGGGCTGAACTTGACCCAGGCATACTCACCACGATACTTCTTTCGAGTTTCGATGACCTTGCCGAGTTCCTTGGTTAGTGGACATCCGCGACCCTTCTGGGCTGGATGATTCGCATCAAGGATACTCTCGATCTCTCGATGTACGAGGTCAGCAGTCTCCTGCTGAATACCGATATGGTACCACTCGTACGGTGCGTTGAGCCATTCGCGTGCAGAACCCTGATCCTCTGGGATTGGATTCTTTACGCCCATCTTGTACAGGGCGTGGTGCAAGCAGACCACTGCCATTGCGAGAGTTTTTCCCGCACGGTTTCCCGCAGACACCACGGTGGTAATGTACTTTGGTCGGAATCCGTCTTCCTCGCGTTCTGCACAGGCAGCCCACCATGCTAACTGACCAGGATTCCCCTTGATTCCAAGCCATCGATCAGCAAAGAACGCAATGTCTCCACGACCGCGACCCAGGTCAGCAGCAACGCTGCTCGCCTGAATCAAGACTTCTTCTTAGGGGTCTTCGAAATAGCGGCTGCCTTCTTCTTAGCATCCGCCTTGCTGCTCGCTCCCCAAGCCTCAAGGCTTAGAAGCAAGCGCGTTGGTCGACCCTTTGCATCATGTTCTGGTCCAGGCATATTGCCCATTCGAGCCAAGAATGAGGCTCGCCGTGGGTTGCTGCCCTTCTTTACTGGAGCCTTCAACGTTCCACCAGTCTGCGCCTTGTAGGATGCACGACCAGCAGCATTCAGACCACCCTTTGGGTTCTGACCTTCCTTACGTTGCCAAGCAGCAGTCTTTGGCATTAGTTCTTCTTCTGCACGCCGTAGGATGAATTATTAGGATCAAGGAACTTGACCACCACACCCAGGGCAGAGGCAAGACCAGCCGATAGCACAGTACGGAAATCTCCTCCAGTGATATCCAAAACTGGGATACCCAATCCAAGTGCTACCGATAGGCTGACCGTAATGAACGTTCGGATAGCATCAAGAAGCATTTCATCAATCTGCGAGTTGGCTGCAACATACACTAGGGCAGCCTTAATCTTGTTAAACATTCCATTCTCCTTTGCTGCTGCGTTAGCAGCATTCTTTGCTAAGTCCTTTTCCCGATCAATGACATCGCCCCAGTTAACGTGACCAAAGGCATTGAGGGCGTTTTCTAGTTCAGAAGACTTAAGTGGTGTCTTAGTACCAATTTGCACTTTTCGAGGCTCTACGGTCTTCCTAGATGCCTCTACGTTGATTGTAGGGTCTACCTGCAAGACCGCTGGCGTAGCGACTGGCACTGGAGCCGCGACCTTGCCTGGATGCGTGACGATGAGCAGGCACTTGTAATCGGCGCCTACCTTGCCAACCTTGACTTTGCTGCTGGAAATCTGGCGCAGTTGCGCCTCTGTTACTGGTACGCCGTACTTCTCGGCGTTGACCTTCTCGTCTCGCGTCGGACAAGCCCACTGCCAGCCGTGGTCTTCGCACCACGCGGCGCTGGTCATGTGTCCGTATCCAGCCTTCAGATGCGCAGGGTCTTTCTTCGTCCACCACTTCTTCCAGACGTCGTGCCACTTCGAGATGTGAACGTCGGTTGGATAGCCGACTGGCTGCTGCACCCACACCATGAGTGCGGCGCCCTGCTTGGCTGCTGCGACTGCGTCTTCCCACGACTTCGCATAGCGTGCCTTGCCGCCAAGTGCCGCAATGGTCTTGACCGCCTCAGGTAGTGAGCCGCCTGCATCGCTGACGCCTTGCTTATCCTTGCGACCAGTTGCTTTCTCGAATGCTGCGATTCCGTCAGCGGCTGTGTAGTCTACGGTGTAGCCAGAAGCCCACGAAACTGCGGCAGCGCAAGACGACCAGGTGCAGTCATCTAGGACCTGCTTGGCGCCCTTAAGTTTTGCCTCGGCATCGGCGTAAAGTTGGCTTTTAATTCTATACTGCATTATTCAGCACCCGCATTCTTCCTCAAGGGGATCATTCATGACTGCCCTCGACTTGTTTGATCTCAGTTGCTTCGATCACCTGATATGAGGCGGTCGAGCCACCAAGGATCTCTGCCAGTTGGAGGGCAACATCTCTGTCAGCCGTCTTCTCTTGGCGCCGATCAATCATCTCTTGAGCGCGTAGCCCTTCTGTGAGGGTGGGCACCATTGCCCCCTCTTGGACAGCAGCCTCGACAAAGTCTCGAACCAATGTGGCTAGGTCGCCACCAGAGGTCTTAATCGTCTTCTTCTGCTTTTCCATGACCTTTATAGCGGTCTGCCGAAGTCGTTCGTGGTCATCCATGAGATGTTCGCGTCGATGCTTCCCAAGTGTGATTCTGCTGACATACTGACCTGCGTCGGTAAGCCACTCAGATATCTTGGTGTCAGGAAGCCCGTCCCGCATTTTCTTGTTGATAGATTCAACGAATGGGCTTCGGCAGACGTGGCAACCAGTTAAGACTGGCGCTAGGTCAGTCACTCTGTAGACTCTTCAGGCATCCGCTCATTCTTGCCGATAATCTCGCCAGTATCTGCATCTCGGACGATCTCGGTGAGCATGCCAGTCTGATCGTCTAGGTAGGCTGGTTCAGTGATTACTGGCATCAGGATAACTCCGCGTAGAAACCTGCTCCAGATGCTGCAAGAGTCACCGTAGTCACGGTTGCGCCAAGGTCACTTTGACTTGTTTTTGAATACTGTTGAGGTCCAGTGGCAGCATTTGCTGCGGATCTGTCAGTGGCTGCGGAGATCGTTGGCGTAGTTGTTCCAACAAAGATTACAGCAACCCAATAATCAGTACCTGCGTTGACTGTGTAACTAGCAGGGTACCCACCTGTTGTATCAAGCGTTCGTGTGTATTTAGTATCTGCCACACTGAAGATATTGGTGTCATTTGCTGTGCGAGCGACCAAAGTCATTGTTGTGCCGCTTCTTGTATAAAGTCCAAAACGCACCGTCGTTGGTAAACCAGTGGCGCCAGTTCCGTTCATTGCAATGTTAGAGATAGAAACCGTCTTGTGAGGAACCAGTCGACTGAAAAAAATAGTTTGACTAGTCAAGGTCAGTGTCCTGCTCAATAAAAATCTTGGATGTGTACCAATGACTCCACTTGATCCAAAGGTGAACGCTTCCCAACCTGCGGTTGCAATGTCATAGGCGGTCTTCACACTATTTGGCGTTGCAGCCGTTGTGGTGCTTGTACTACTTGTGGAGTCAGTGAGTTGCACCACGCCAGATGCTGAAGTTGATGCTGCGGTGACGCTAATGGCTGGGGTCGTGCCGCCAGATGATACGATTGGCGCAGTGCCAGTGACGCTTGTGACTGTGCCGCCGCTTGGGGCAGCCCACTTAATACCGTTTGTAGCAGTTGAATCTGCCGTCAAAACATAGTTGTTGGTT